TTAAGTTAGCAAATGTAATATGAATAATTAAATTTTCCAAGAGCTATAACAATTTTTGGTAAATCGCTATAACTGAATTGATTAGAGATTTTTAAAAGCTTTCACAATAGTACTGTTCAACTTCTTCTTTTTGTCCACTTTAACACCTTTTTTCCCTGTAATTTCTATTTCCTCTTTAAATGGATCAGGCTGCTCTTTCATTTGACTTGGAAGAACCATCATAGGAACTGGTGCTGCAGAAGGAGCTGCAGCAGGTACAGTATTCTTTACAGGAGCTTGTGTAACAGCAGGAGCAGTTGTGGAACTACCTACAGCTTGTTGTTGATAGCTTATGACATTACCCTTATCATCTAAAACAGGAACTGATTGATATTGCTTTCCATCAGGTCCTATATACACTGTAGGTATTCTAGGTTGGAAAGGAGCATTCATGTTTATAGCTCTAAACCTAGGATCATAACGATAGTTGTACAGGTTCTCATATGTAGCTAAAGTCCTGTTTTCCAATTGGTTACGCAGATATTTATCACTAATAGAATTCAAGGCAGCCTGTGTTGTAGCCTTAGTTTTAGACTTAGCTGCTGCTTGTCTTTCATATTGCCTATCAAGAATAGCTAGATTCTGGAGGCCATATTGGTTAAGGATGTTCCTATTATCTCTGTACACCTGATCCTTCATAGCCTGATTAGCACGGAACTGTTCAGCTAATACCTTCTGATTAGCAGCATATTTCTGTGCACTCAGCTGACCTTGGAGAGAAGGATTGTAACCTACAAGTCTTTGTTGTGATCTGTAAGCAGCCTCGTTCTCATTCAATATATCCTGATAGGAAATATCATAAGGAACAGAAAGCACAGGCTGTATAGTTTGAGCTTGTACAGGCTCTAACTGATTGGTAGCCAATGCATACATCTCACCTGTCAACTGATTAGGATCAAGTTCTTCCATGTCTGTAGGTCTTATATATGGAAGAGCCTGACTAAGTATATCTACAAACGTATTCGTTTTGTAAGGAATAATAGGTATTGTAGTTTGAACAGTAGTTGTTTGTACTGTAGTGGGAGGTTCTTTAGTAGGAGTTTCTACAGGAGGAGTCTCAGGTGGAGATTCATCAAGATTTGTATCAAGGATTGTTTCTATAGGAAGTTTTTCAAGTTGTGCTATAGATTTAATACCTCTACCTTTTGCTTTTCGTGTAACTTCTCCAGCATTAAGAATAATTTTTTTAGCCACTTCAGGGAAATATTCATGGTATTTCTTCTGAAGTTCTAGTATAAAAGGATTCTTTTTACCTGGACTTTGAGCATTCACTTCTTTAGCTCTGTTATACAAAGCCATGATTTCAGCCACCTTTTCCTTAGTGCTTACAGGAGGAGTGACAGCACCACCCTGGGCTTTAATCATCTTACCAAACTTAGCAGCTTCTTTAAATGCTTCCTTGTTTATCTTCACCTTACCCTTAGCTAAATCATCAGCTACTAGCCCCATCTCTTCAGCTGTATCATTAATAGCGTTCTGCAGAGAGGCAGCTTTTATCTTCTTGTTAGCAAAGTCTTTGAGTTTGCTATTTCTTCCTTCTATACTGTGTGACAATGCGTTTTGTGTTATCTTATCAATAGGTGAGCTAACTTCCAGTTGATCAAGCATTTGTAGTTCTCTATCAACTGCTTTTGTCTGTGTGTTTTCTTTCTTAGAAATGTCAGCTACAAATGTTTTAAACTTCTTATCTTTTGCTTCTGGTCCAAGGAATGGCAGGTAAGACTTAGGTATCTTGAGGTTGCCAAACACTACAAGGCTAGAGTCTCCAGGAGTGCCACCATCTTGCATTTTGATAGCTGGTTCACCTCTTTCCACTTCTACAGGATTGTCACCATAGGTGATTCCAATACCAGTGTTACCTCTTCCATCAGATTCATCGTGGGATTGACCTCTGAACATAATGGTCTCACCACCATCTGGTAGGTAGGGATTGTAGGACATAGGTTCTGCATATCCACCCCAGTGTGTTTCAAGCTCACCGCCCATTTGCATCATAGGTCTTTCTGTAGACATAGCTGCTGCACTAGGAGGTGTATAGGCTTTTAAATGACCACCAGCTCTGAGCATATCTGCATCAGCAGGAGGTTTTAAAAGATCTTTCACCTTATGCTCTCCAAAGGTTGTTATAACCTGTGGTTGCCATGTATGACTTACCCACTCATAAGGAGATGTTGTCATTCCACCATCCTTCATGAATGATGTATATTGAGCTTGTGCACCAGGAATACCCTGTTGTAAAGCCATTGATTGAATGTTTCTTTGTGTAGCTTTTCTAGCTTTTTTAATCTTTTGAGGTTTTCTATCTAAAGCAGCACCAATCAATTGTCCACCTACTTGACCAATCATTTTACCAGCAGGACCAAATGCTGATCCTATAGTTCCACCAATACTACCACCTAGATTACCACCAGCATTTTCACCACCAATACTAGTGATAAGATTGCTAGCAAGATCTCCACCACCAGCAGAAGCAAAGTCATAAATACCTTCACCCTGTAACCAGTCACCATTCTGAGCTTTGTGTGTTCTACCACCATAGTAGAACTGCTTATAACGCTCACTATCATTTAAAGGCTCATATCCTAAATCATCGTATAATGTATTAGGAGCGAACGTGTTAGCTATTTCACCAGGGATTCCACCTACCATCTTACCATCTCTAGCAAGCACATTTGTACCTACACCATATATAGGGAAGAACTCTTCTCCTGTATTTGTGATTTGTTCAGGACGTAGATATTTGCGTTCTGTTTGTTCAGGACGGATTCTAGCAGCTTCTAAAGCAATATCACTAACACCTTCTGCTTGTCTAGCTCTTTGAAGAGCTTCTTTCTCATCTTTTAACTGTTGAACTGCTTGAAAAATTTTACCAACTCCTGGAGCATACTTACCTATTTGTTGCATCCAATCTCCTTTTTTTACCTCAACATCTATACCACCACTAGTTGGTGCAAAAGATGCACCTTGTGTTTGCATAGGATACATTGCACTCTGGGGAGGCATAGGAACAGGTTGTTGACTGACGTTTGCCCAAGCATAATTCATACCAGGAGGCTGTGGTAAACTTATAGGAGTTCCAGGAGGAGTGTATAACCCACCTTGTCCTTTCTTTATGTTCTTACCTTTCTTAGCAAACGCACCTGATTTAGCAAATGCTTCTCCAGCTTGCACAAGTGTACTTCCAATATTACCAAAACCTCTACCTCCACCACCTTGAGCAGCTTGTTGGGCAGCAGCAATCTCAGCTTGTCTGTAAGCTTCTTCTCTGCGGATATCTTCTGTAGAGCCTGTAATAGCATAATCAGCCTCATCATATACATCTTTGAAGCCAACTGGTTGAAAACCAGCACCTTGTTCTCCACCAATATATGCACCTATCTGGGCCTTCTTAAAAGCTTTTCCATGTTTAGCCATGAAGGATGCCTCATCAGGAAACTTTTTGTAGAATTCCTTTTCAGACTTAACACCAGCGATTTTTAGGATTTCTTTTTTCATATTAGTTATATTTATCTAACCAGCCGCCCTTGGTTGGTTTGTTATAGTTCGTAAAGTTAAGTAATTGGTCTAACTTTTTAATAGGTTGAGCATCAGCATTATTCACACTTATACCCTTCTTAGCCACAGGATATTCTGTTACATATTCTCCTTCAAACTCATAGTCTTCTCCTGGTTCCATGTATTGGACATCTCCTTCATCAGATATACCAAGGAGAGGTTGATCTACACCCTCCATAGTGATGATGTTAGATGGGATGATTACTGGGTTACCTACATTCTCAGGGTTCCAATATCCCATAGGATCTACAGGAATCTCACTACCATCCTGACTAATAGTCTTAGGTTTGAAGTCTAGCCCTTGCTGATAGTATTTCATTTCCATACCATTCTGTGCAGAAGCTTTTGTCTTCTTAGCATATGGTCCGTTGGATGGAGCAGCTCCAACTGTACGTGCGTACGTGAACCCTACAGCACCAGGAATAGATCCTCCCATTGCTAGTTGCATGGTGATAGGTTTAACACTGTCTCCTAATTGAGCCATAGGAACAGTTTGATTAGCCCCAGCCATAGCAGGCTGAATGTTACCACCAGTTTGCATAGATGGGCCACCCCATGCACCGTTGTAATTAAATCCTTTATCTGTCAATCCACCCATTGTTCCCTCTATACCGTTCTGTGCTTTAGGAGCATCATACTTATCTAACCATCCTCCAGATTCAGCTTTGTAAGGCTTAGCTCCTCCAGCAATAGCACCAAAGAACCTGCGCTGTTTGTCAGTCAAAGGTTGCCCATGCACTTCTTTGTCGTGCAATATCTTTCTTGCTTTTGTGGATGTAAGCTTCTTTGCCATTATTTGTAAGAGATTTGAGCTGGTGTAATAATGAACTGGCTAACCAGATGCGCATCATATCTATTATCTAGGATGTGTCTCACCTTCAATTCTTTAGCACGCAGAGGTTCCTTCTTAAAGGATCTCTTACCATAATCCATATTTGCTTGGTTTACTAACTTATCTATAGACAGACCCTCGCACGTGCGCACGAACAGAGGTTCCTGCTTATACTTAACCAATGACCAGAATGTGTTATACTGATAGAAGTTATCACTCTTGGTGAATGTAATTGTCTTACTATCAGTGTTGTATATAGGATACTTCAAATACTCCTTTAGGTTGTTGATTGGTTTAGGAACCAGTTCAAGTATACCAGAAGACTGTTGACCATTGTACACTACAGCCTTATTAAACCAAGCATCATCAGTTTCTATCTTGCGGTTGTCATCAGACACACCATCTGGATCAGGGAAGTACTTGTATGCTTTGGTGTAATCTTGTACACTCTGAAGAATCTCATCCTGATACTGATAAGCAAAAGGATACTCAATGATGTATTGTTCTATGTTTCCATAGAAGTAGTTGTATATCACTGGGTTCTTCAGGTGTCTCCAGAGACAAGCTGTTCTCACCTGTGTGTATTCTGCGGATGCTAAATCAACTGGATTTGTAACACCAACAGGGAATGTTTTCTTGCTTTTACATTTACCAGTGGATTCCAAAGTCACCATAGTAACATTATCAGCAACACTATAACTCACCCCTTCAATCAACTGATCTTTGGTAACACCTGTTGCCAGAATGTTACCAAATTCATCAGTGATTGTAAAAGGGCCCGCTGTAGGTCCTGAGGAAGTTAACTTTATGACGATTGTTTTAGCCATTCTTATTTATTTAACAAGTTCCATCTACAATCTCAAACTCTACTAAATCAGTTGTTCCAAAGGTTATTCCAGTGAAGGTGTAAACCCCTGTTGAACCTACATTCTGCTGTGCAACAGCTATTGTATTTACATAAAGTGTAAGACATGCATTACCAAGAGACTGAGTAACATCTACATCAATATTAGCTGAAACTAATGCAGAATGAGTACCTGAAGCAGTTTGACTAGGTCCTACAGGCAATGATCCTGTATTGAGGAAGTAGAAAGAAGCTGCTGAAACTGTAATGTTATTTATCGTACTATTTGTACTACCGTTTGTGATAAAGAATGTATCTCCAAAAATAGTTGTTGTAGTAGTTGTTGTAGGTGGTGGTACAATTGTAGTAGTGGTTGTAGTTGTTGTAACTACTATAATGTCTATATAGTTTAAACAAGTGCCTGTAGACTTTACTCTTATGATTGTTGTACCATTAGGCACAAGTGAAGAAGAATAACCAGCTACAAGAGCTGCTTTAGACACTCCTGTTTCAAATGCTGAAACATAACCATCTACATTTGAGTAGAGATCAAAAGGACCTGTATCCGTTCCAGCTGTTGTTAATGTTATTAATACTGTCATTGTTATATTGTGTTAAGGTGCAGAAGTTGTTGTTGTGGTAGTTGTACTACAGTTAGTAATAAATACAATTAGTCCACCCACCACTTGGAACACTGTGTTCACTGACTGAGAAGCTCCTGTAAAGTACCAGCCGTCAGGGATGGTTGCACAATTATTTGTACCATTTGCTACAAACACCTTAGATCCAACATAAAGTCCTTGATATTGGATGGTTAGGAATGTAGGTATAACGTTTACATAAACTCCATCTATAATGTTTGCATTCAAATATACCACAGCATTACATGCAGCTATTAAGCTTCCTGTAGAAACAACATTAGATGGTGGAGATATAATATCGTATCCTGTAAAGAATACATCATTTATTAAACTTGAAGGCCTTGTACAAGGAGGAGGTGGAGTTGGTCCAATCACTATTGCTGATCCTCCAAGATTACAACTTTTCTCTACAGCAGATCCTTCTAAGTTACAACTCTTTGTTGTAGTGGTAGTTGTTGTAGAACTTGTAGATGTTGTAGATGTGCTAGATGTAGTGGTGGTAGTTGGAATAGGTCCAAGTGTACCAACAATAGCATCAAGATCTTCGCAACATCCATTAATACCAGAGTAGAAGAAGTTGTTCTCACCAATGTACCAGTTAGGGAAATAGGTGTGGAAACTTATCCAGCTCTTAGTGTTGAAGTTAAATGACACAGTCCAGCTCTTATTACAGAAGTATTCTAGATCTGTAACATACACCACCTTACGTGTAACTATAGGACGAATAGTTGTAGTGGTAGTGAAAGTTCCTGGATTAGTAGTGGTACTTGTTGTAGTACCAGCTAGTGTAGTGGTGCTAGTTGTTGTAGGACCATTTTGAGGATACACCTCTTCTACATAGAACTCTCTATTTACAGCATCCCATTTAACATCACTGCTCTTAGGGATGTAGTCAAGCTTAGTTATTAATACTCTATCATACTTGCTATCATATACACCATGTAAACCAATACCGTTATAATGGTTGTCTACAGGTACATCTGGGAAGTAACGTAAGATTTCAAATGCTAGATGGTCTGTAAAGAACCTATTAAGTCCTGAACCAAATCCTGATAGATCCACAGCTTGTGTACCAGTGATTAAGAAAACTTGACCACGTTTAGCATCAATAGTTACCTGTCCTTGTGGAATCTTCAGAAGCATCTTGTGCTGGGTTCCTACATACCCCAAATCAGTTTCAGCAAAATCAATTGGAGGAGCTCCTCTGAAGAGCATAGGATTACCAACATAAGCAGCTTGAGGATTGCTAGTATCGATTGTCAACAAGTTGTTGTACATCAACGTCTTGTTCTCAAATCTAGCTAACACAGCTCTGTTCTGAATACCATCTAAAGAGATTAAGTCTCCATAGTTCTGAGGGAAGTCAAAATAAGATATTGATCTGTAGATTAACCAGCTATTGACCCTGTTATCAGCATCTATGTTCTGAGCATCAGAATAAATAGCCCTGAATGGATAGTAGGTGTAACAAGGTTTGTCCCAATCTATAGGCAGGTGAGTGAAGGTGTTCTCCCTGTTCTGTTTAGAGAATGTAACATTATAGTAATAAGTGTTATCCTGAGCAATAGGAACAAAGCTTTCTTGTACCCAGTCATCAGGAATACCTGTACTTACATGAGGCCAGTAGTCTCCTTCTCTATTATTGAACGCCTGACGTAAATCTACATTATAAGAACTTTCACAATAGAAGTTGGGAATACCATAAGCAAACATGTAGAAATATCCATCATAGAAAGTTCTATTAGGATTTTCAGCTGGAGGTGCAGGTAATTGACTATTTGGACAATCAAACTCGTGAGCTTTGTAGGAAATAATGTTAGTGAGCAAACCACCACCACTTGTGTAGTTACTTAAAATAGAACGAGCTGAATGCCAGTATTTCGGATAAGCTATGTTACCTATCTCATCATAGAATATGTCACTATCATCTGGAGCATTAACACGATTATCAATGAAGAATGGAAGCTTGGTCTTAAATGTAAATCTGCTGATAAATGTATCACCACCAAATACAGTTTGTATCTGAGGAGTGTCAGCATCCACAAATGCTTGGAATCCAGTATCTACAGTGTCATAAGAATAGATTTGTCCATATTGATTTACAAACACATTCTTAAGAGAAGCATAATAAGACACTACAGATATATCTTCTTCCTTAGCAGGAACATCACAATTTCCTGCCTCTGATATAGTGAATCTTGATTTATCTGTAACAATAGGAACAATTCCAGATAACATGTTAGGACTCTGATCTGGGAACGGAAGAGCTTGTTTACCTATATCAGTTCTCAAATAAACAGATGATTCTCTTTGGAAGTTGTTGATGTTATGTATATCACCAACATTCTGTACACCAGGTATTAAATATCTAGCAATATCAAGAGTACGTTGTTTAATTCCCTGATTATCAGGAACTCCCACTCCATAGTTATAATCAGCCACAGAGTTGAAAGAATAAGCATAGTTCTTTCTAGTAATACCATTTACGTATATGGTTAAATACGCTTGATATGCAGCAAACATTGCTGATGCACTAAATGGCGAAGTGAGCTTACCTAACTCATTAGAACTATTAAGAGCATCTTCTTGAGCTTCTTTAGTTAAAAGTCTATACTTAGCATTATTTCTCACCTCAACGAAGTGAGCCTTACCTCCACCAAACATTACACTCTCAAGCTTCAGAATATCACCTAGGAATGGTTGTCCAAAAGATGTTTCAGGAGAGTTAAATATCTGTCTGTATTTTTCTGTAAATCCAGGTTGTGGATTCTGAATCTTACAATTTTTTCCAGTGACAAGTACAGGTCCAGTGATGCAAATATTTTCAGGATTTTCTATTGCTACAGGTCCACCTGTTCCAGGAACTACAGAAAGAGTTAAAGTGTCTACACTTGGCCAACCATTAACCCATGTTTGAGATATTCCTTCATATATATCATCCCACTCAATTCTTCCTCCAGCTTTTAGGAATGTAGGAGGACATATTGTTACTGTCCACTCTTCATATGTAGAAAGTCCAGTTTTTCCTTCTGCAGGAGCAAGTATAACAGGTTTGCTGGTAGAGCAAAGTGGGAATGTACCTATGGAATAATACTTTTGTGTGCCCTGTTTGTTAGTGTTACAATCTGTGTATTGTACCTCAGCAAAGTCAGGACCACCATTTGGATCAGGACCTAATACAGTAATTATTACATTATAACCATCACATATCTGACTCCAAGCATTATTTGTAGAATTAAGGAACGGATCTTGGTTAAGATCATTATAAGGATAGTTAGGATAGAAGTAGGTTTGCTTCTCTCTTTCGTATGTATTAACATTTCTAAGAATGCCCTTTGCTACAATAGACTTATTAGTACCACGGTCTGCACGAATAATCTTAAATGCTACAATCTCATCCTTTTGTTCTTGTGTTAAATTAGATGCTTGAATTAGCGCACTAACTTGTTGTACATCTATCTGCACACCAATAGGAAATACAGCATCATTACCCTGAACCATTGTATTAGGGCCTAAGAATATCTTAGACTCATACGCAGGACTGATATTAATGTCAGGAAACTTATGGTGTCTAATAGGTTGACCAGCAAGATCACCCCATACATCTACATTACATGGATAGGTGTCTGTTGATTCCCAATAACCAAACTGGCCATATTGATAAGGACCTTTGTATTCAGGAGCAGGAGAGTAACCAGGACTTGTACCAATTACAGATCCTGTGTTATAGATTTTCCAATAAGGACTATATCCTATTCCTCCAGATGCGTAATCAGGATTGCCTATAAAGTCTGGGTTAGTGTCTGGTACGTCTGGTTGTAATGTTTCTGAAGGGCCTTTAATTCTACCAGGAATATGGAAACCATCAGTTTGCTTACCATTTCTAAGCAAAAATACTATCTCAAAAGCATAAACCTCATCTCTCAAATATCCTCTGAGATTGGTTGCGTTCAACTCATCTGCATAGTTTTCATTAGCTGGTATTCTCCAGCTCTCCCATAACAGATTGATTTGATTAGCAATGCTTTGGTAGTTAATACGATCAATTGATGTTAAGTTATCCCAAACAAGAATGTCCTGCACATTTGTTAAGTCTTGTGCAATATCATAGTAAGGGAATTTCTCAAATATATCATCAACAGTTAGACGTATTTGTGTTACGTTCTGACCAGTGTATGTGATTTGCTTCTGGACATTATCAATATAATAAGTGCCTACAAGTTCAACAGAAGTGATAGCATTAACAGTTCTAATCACTGCTAAGTTGAAATACTGATATAGTCCTGTATCCTCTAAGTTGCTTATATTAAGGATGATGGATTTACCAACAGGATAGTTAAAGTTCACAGATGTTATGAACTCATCAGCAATAGGAGTGGGATTGGTAACAGAGTAGTAGGAAGTGTAAGGATTACCCTGAGGATCAGAGTATTGGATAGCAAACTGGTATGTACCAGCAATCAGATTACCTGTGCTAGTAACATCAACCACTTCTAATTGAGGAATCTTAAAATTAGGCTGTAGCTTTAACTGATTACAGTCTACATCATCTGTATACTCTGGATTACAGAAAGGAGTACCAGACTTTAATATCTTTGGAATGTCATCAATATCTAAGTATCTTCTAGGATTGTAACCATCTGTCCAATAGATTTCTGTAGTGCAGTTGGTTATCTTGTGTGCTGCCTTGAGGATGGGATAGTTAACATTAAAGTTAAGACAAGGAGCATTTACAAGTACACGGTATATACAATCGTTATTCTCCATATATCCAATCTGACTACCACCTGTTTCAGGGTTAGTGATGAAGAATATATGTTTGTTTCTCTCCTGGATGAAATGTGTACCAACCAATACAAAGCCAGAAGGGAATGAAACGCAAGGCTCATTCCCAGGCTCATTCTGATAGTTTACAGAATTAGCATCAAAGTTTTCAACAACAGCATTCAATGCATATGTCAGCTTACCTTTCGGAATCTGATTAACTGTCTGGTCCATATTAAGACCAGTGGTGGCATTATTATACTCTTGTCTAACGTTACCTTGTTCTTGTTCAGCCATTAGTATTAATTATTGCGTCTCCAACCATATCTGTTAGTACGGTTAGGAAGTTCATACATATTAAATCTGTTCAGGTCATTCTTAATCCTACGCTGTTTAGCCCAAGGATCTTGTTTCTTAATCTCAATATCAGCCATGATGAATGCTTCCTCAGCCTGTTGCTTGTAATATGCAAGCTTCTGTTGGAGCTGATTAAAGGTCTCATCATTGGTCTGGTTGGTGAGAGTTTCCATCATCTTGTACTTGATGAAAGCCTCTATATATTCCCTAACACGGAAGTTATTGGGGATCATTTGGTTACCCACCTGATCATATTCCGTAGCATAGAAAATTAAATGCACAATACCATTACGGAAGTTTGTAACAAACTTATTATCTCTAATATCAAATGAGTCATATCCAGCAGAACCAGGAGTGAACTCATTGAGAGGAGGAGCTTGTGCATAGAACTCCCAGTTATTTGTATATTCTACTCCACAGTTTCTTCTTGCAGAGATGTTACCAGGTTTTAATAAATACTCTCTTTGGTAGAGAACAGGAGCCTGATTATTAGTCTTGTACACTGTTTGTATAATCTCAGGCATACAAGATCCATCACACCCTACGTTACCACAGCAAGGACTAGGACAAGATGGTCCACCATATGTGATGGGGCTCACCTGGATTGTTGTGGCTGTAGCAGCTTGTGAGTAGAATGAGTTAGCCTGTTGATAAGGAAAACCATTTACAGCTGTACATAACCAAGCCTCACGGACAGCATAGAAGTTGTCTGGGAGCCTTGCTTCATAGTCACTAATGTAAAGTACTTCCTCCTGAATCACATACGTAGCTCTACCTAGCTTAAGTAAGCATTTCTCTAGGTAGGTAGGGAACATAAGATCATCAATAGCTCCTGTATCGAAGTAGCTTTTAAACTCTTCCTTTACAGTGGAATAGACAATCTCAGGGGAGATGAAGTTATATTTGTAATAGTATGACATCTATTTTACTTTTTCCATTCATGATAAATATGCTGATATGTATCACTGGTTTTGATATAGTGTGACAGCAATCTTGATGTGTTTCTAGATGGTTTGAAGTACCAGAGTCCTGAGTGTCTAAACCTTGCTGTATCTTTAAACCACATCCATCCAAAGAAGTATCCTTCTGTATGAAAATTAAAGTTGTAGATACGCTTACCTTTCTCTCTTGTCTTTTTCCAATCAATAGGAAGATTGACAAACTCTTTACCATCCACTCCTTTCATCTTTCTACGTTTCTTTTTATTAATGGAGAACTCACCAAACCCATATGGAAGCTTTGCTCTTTCTCCTGTCTCCAGGATGTATTCTTTGAAAGCCTCATTGTAGGTGTAAATGATGTTCCTCCACTCGTCAAACGTAAGTTTGATAGAAGGATTCTTCTTGCAAAAATTGCTGTAGTTTTCTTTACTTGCGCTTCTCCAGTCTATCTTAATTCTCATCTCATCTAAGGTTTGGAGCGTTTGGTGCTTGACCATCAACTCCATCACTTGTGATGTCTGTCTTCAATTTGAAGTAGGTGGATAGTAACTTCTGGGAAGTTAGCTCGAGGACTTGCTTCTCTAGGTAACCAGGAACAGGAGACTCATTGTCAAGAGGGTTCTTGCAAAGTTGTTCTGTTGTATATTCTGGAGTACCACAACCACACTCTGGATACATAATGGAATTAGGAACATCCTCCTCGAACAAAGCAACAAGTCTGATAGCTTTGAGAAGTGGATTGTTTACATAAAGATATCCATTAGAAATCCAGTAGTATTCTTCCTTCTTAATGATAGGAAGCTTAAGCAAGTTAATGTATCGATTGATGGTTATTTCTTTTAGTTTCTTTCCTTGTCCACTCATCGCATTGATTGAGTAAACACCCTGGATAACATACTGATAGTTACCTTCAGTGATGCGAGGGAGCTTGAGTTTAGTTCTAGCTACAGAACAAGGATCGACATAATCACAGCATTCAGAAATAGGAACCTCTACCATCTCTAAACAAGGGATGGTAGTGAATACTGTGTCAGTAGCCCAAAGCTTCCTCAGATTAGTCTCACGTTTAATCAAAAGGAAGGCATTGTTCTTAATCTCAGACATAACAGCTCTATCTGTTATCAAATTATCAGTTGACAACAGTTTATGCATAGAGCGTACATCTGAAACTAATTTCCTAAAAGTAGACATTATAAATATTGTTTGAATATGTTCGTCATCCCATAGAGCTCATCAATGAGAAACGCAGTTACCTCACCTCTCGCGCACGTGTATCCATTCTTCTCATCCCACCCACTCTTTGCATTTGAGAATGCAGGGATTTGGTAAAATTTAATTCCGTTAAAGTCTTGACTCAATTCATGGTGCTTATCACCTGTGAATATGTAAAACACTTCATGGTCAGACCAATTATCTTTATATTCCATTGGGAATATACCAGCAAGTTTAGCAGGTTTGATAGCATCACCATGATTAAACATCATAGCTGTAACTCCATAACTTACGTACTTCCTATACTTAGGAGAACAATCAAATGTCACTCCAGGGATATATCTAAAGTAGGTTTGCAGCCAATTTATCATGTGCCATCCTACATATTCATCGTGATTACCAGCTACATATATCACATCCACATTACTTGTGTAGTTGAGTAGCAATGAAATCATAAGAACCTCATGATCGCATATTGATTTGAATGACTCATGGTAACCTCCAATATTCTGTTGTGGAGTGCCTTTGGTTGTAGTTCCTGTAAACTCACTATTGAATTCATCTGATCCAATAATGTATACAATCTTATCTAAGTTATTTGCTAAAGCAGCTTGTGCAAGGATTGTTTCAGTCCTGTAAGCCATTCTAGCAAATCTTTCTTTAATGTTGTTATCTCCATCTACATCAATCTTATTGTAATGCGCATCCTGTTTGTTAATAACAAGAGCAGCATTAGACTTGCTTGGATGTAGTTTTGGAGACATTATCTCCTGAGAAGCAGGAGTGTATGAACTGAGGAACTCTATAAAGGAGTCTTGGAATACCTGTTCTCCTTTCTTTTTACCAAGCCAAGCCTTCACTTGATAATGAGGCTGGTCAGCATTCCCCCAGTAGTTTTGTACGTATTTAGTTATTTCCCACTTGTCTGTATCAATCTTACACTTCTCAATTAAATCGTCTAAATCTTTGATCTCTTCTTTACTATTAAAGACTATCTCACCTGTTCCCTTTTCCACATCCTCGGAAAACCTTACAATTGCATCTTCTAGTTCTCCAATATAGCTGGCAGTTTCTGCCTCATTTCTTATACTTTCTGAATTCCTTAACTCTCTTATCAACGAATCAACCTCATCCTCTGTAATGTTTAGTTTCTCTGCATAGAACTTTTTGCTCTTTTTCCAGTGAAGCATCTGCTCCAGCTGGTGCAGAAGGGATTGATTTTCAGGCATTTACGATTTAATTTAGTTAAAATTGCAGTAAAGATACGAAAGAGTTTTGATATTTTCCAAATTATTTTAACCTTTCTAGTTATCTATTCTAACTAAACTTGTTATAAATAAAAAACTCCCAGGGGTAAAAACCCCCAGGAGAAGCCCTGAAAACCAACAAACAGAGCTTTTTAATATTATGGACAAAGTACATATGCATTATCTTGTATTTGTAGATTTGCATATATACTAGTTACACCATTAATTACTTGTGATACTGGATTTGATATACCACATTTAGAAGTGAAATCTCCTGACACTTGTCCTTGACCAAACAACAAGTCTTGATTTGAAAAGTTTCTAATACCAAATATAAATGTGCCTCCAGCAGCTATAGTGAAAGTTGTTGATGGTATATAACTTGGATAATTACCTGGAGAAATATTCCAAGTTTGCCACCCACTTCCAGTGTCATACCATATTGTAACAGGTGATGGAACTAATCCATTAACAGCTAAATAAACAGTTACAGGATAGCTCTCTGCTAACGTTGTTGTGGTGGTTGTTGTAGGAGGAGTTACAGTCGTTGTGCTAGTAGTAGTAGTAGAAGATGTACTTGTTGTAGTAGTTAAAGCATTAATTTGGTTCTGTAAAGAAATAACAGTACTTTTTAAATCACAGATTTGCTCATCAATCTTTTGAAGAGCCACACTCAACGAATCACATGTCTGTACATTAGTACAAGGAAGATTTGGTCCAGTATAACCAACTTGATCAGACCCCACAACCTTTGATTGGCAGGGATCTTGACAAGGGCTACAATATTGTGGAGGAGTGAATTGCATTATAGAGAGTTTAAGCTATTAAGGGATATACATAATGTAGTAACAACCAAGACCAGGTTGATAGTTAGAGTGAGCTAATCCACCTCCTGTAGAGCCTATTGCTACAGATACATCAATTGTACCTTGAGCTCCGCTTGATTTACCAAGAGTTGCTGTAGTTTCACCACTTTTTCTAAGTTCATAAGCTGGATTTGTTCCACAACTTCCTGCTCTTGCAACTGGATCAGTTGATGTTATAATGTCACAACTACCAGTGCTATCGCTAGCTGCTACAAAATGATAATGGTTATCAACTACAGTAGCTGTAGCTGAGTGAGAGTGAGCAGGAATCTGTGTAGGGCTAAGAGTTACAGTGTTTGAACCAGCAGTTCCTAACAAAGCATAAGCAGGATTACCAGCAACCGCAGGATCAACAGCAGGGTTTAGAGCTCCACCACCCATGCCAGTTGTAGCACCTACAGGAACACGTCCTCTTTTGTCAGGTGTACCATTATTACCGTTACATAAATAGATTTTCTCCCAGTCACCTAGTCCAGCACCTGATACATCAAAGTTACCTACAAGGGGACCATAATATTCTACAACAGCGTATGGAACCATACGATTGTAGTATTTAGTGGTAGTTCCTACACTAGCAAGGTAAGAAGCAATAAGTGAATTAAGATCTGCAAGCTTTACATAGTTGGTACTAACATTTAAAGCAAGAGCATTGAGAGCAACCTCTACACTACAAAGTTTTGTAATAGTAGCCTGTAAAATAGCATGTGTTCCAGAGGTTGATGTTACACCAGTAAGACATCCTATTGTGTAGGGTCCTTCTAATGCAGCAAAATCATCCTCAAGAGCAGTAACTCTTGTGTCTAGTTCACAAACGGCTTTTATCAGGGCATTAATTACATTAACCAGTGTAAGGTCTTCACACTCTACCAAGTTTTTATTTATAATCTCACATATGATATCAGGATCAATAACTAGTTTGATACCTGTACCATCTAATGTAGAAGTGAGAAATCCAATCAATGCTTGTTCAACATATGACAGGGAGTCTCCTGTTTGAATTCCCAAAACTGGAACATCTACTCCTGTATACTTGACACATTGATCAGATATAATCTCCGTGCATCCATTATAGCAATTAGAACAAGCCATTTATCTAAATTTTAAAATTTTAACTCTGCTGGCAATCATGTTCACAGTGAACTCAGCATTATAATTAGGATTGCAATATTTATAAACAAGAATCCTCCTATAGTTTAGGAGGTCCAACATTGTTCCACCAGGAACAGGTTGGTTTAACATAAATACAACATTGTTGTACAAATTACTAGCCAGATCAGCGAGCTTACAATCTATCTCTGCAATCAGAGAAGGAATGTTAGCGCATTCTGGACAATTTGTAAGCCTGGGTGATAACATTTCTTATAATTTTTCTTCCTTGTTTTACAGCACCGTTACATGCTGCACAAAGACCATTTATCAATTGACATCCGCAGCCAACATTAGCTCCGCAGTTTCTACATTTTGCCATATTAATAGAAGTTTATAACGTAGTTATTTCCAGAGCAACCACAATTATTCTTCAGGAAGTTATCAAGCATTATATCTGCCTGATTGTATAGTTTCATAGCTTCCTGTGTAGCACAATTGTTTGCAGCAGCTATTGATCCTTGGATGAAGAAATAGATAGAAGTTAAATCCACCTTTGCTTGTGTTTTAATAGCTCTATCACATTCCATCATATCAAGCTTCATAAATGCTCCGTCAAACTTCTCTTGTAATCTTTCAACACGCATGATTGACTTTTCTACAAAGTTTAAATATGCAGGTGCTACAGAATATTTCAGGTAGTATACACCATCAGGAAGTGGTTGATCCACACCTGGTGCAGTGATACCTAAGTTTGAAGAAGTGAATATGTTAAAGTCATTAACATTGAATGGTTTAACAACCACTCCAAAGTTAGGGACATTAATCTCAATAGTGGCTCCAGAAACAACAGGAGGGTTTGTAGGGTAGATAGATGCATCAGCAACACCTAGTGTAAGTGTATTATACGTAGGAATTACTAATATGTCTAATTTTAAATCTGCCATGTTGTTTTAAATAAATAAGCCAGAGGATTGAGTTTGAATCCTCTCACCTCTGGCTTAGGTTTATAATCTAGGTTTATCCTACTATTACGGAATCAAAGTTGATGTAGTAGTAGTAGAAGGCCATACAGTAGTTGTAGTGGATGTAGTTGTGATACAAGAGTTATCACCAGCTACAGGACCCAAACCAGCAACAAGAACAGCCTCGATAGCAGTTGCAGCAGCACTACCGCTTGCAACAGCAATGATTACAGTTGCATCTTCATAAATGTAGTCACCCCACTGATATGCAGACTTGTCATACTCATTGAACTTGATGTAGTAAGTATCGTAGGTAGTACCATCAGATACCCAGCTTTCAAAGTTCTCGTTGTAACCATTCATTCTGTACAAATGCTTCAGGTAACCAGCTTGGTAGCTGTAGAAGTTTTTCTCCAACTGAGCAATCTCAGCAGAAGTACCCACTGCATAAGAAGAACGCTGTACAACGGTAGCATCAGCTACAATGTTACAAGCATCTGCTACAATGAAGTCAGCAGTTGTTGCAGGTCCACTGTACACGAATGTACGGAACCACATACGGTCATACTCGAAAGGAAATGCTGCAACATCACAAGGCTGACCATATTTGGTAAGAGGCTTACCAGTGATACGCAAGAAAGCGTTTTGGTCGTTACCAATTCTTTGGAACTGATAGAAATCAGAGAAGGTGATGTTGTCAGGGTTGTTACCAGGAGCTTGCAATAAGAAATGATAGATGATATCATCAATCAATGCAGGGATATCAACGATAGAGCAAGGATCTCCACCACAATCGCAACAAGGTGCGTTTACAGTTACTGAACGTGTAAAACCGTTGAAATACAGAGTGTCTAAGTAGCTAGAGTGAGCACGTAAAGTTACAGTGATAACATCACCACACTGTACGTTAAAGTTTGTTACATCTGTAATTTGAGTTACAGGTGTAGGACAACCATTCACTTTATACCACTCAGTTACGTTGCTATTGCAACCAGCACCTGAAGGACAACCTTTAATCTTATCAGAACGCTTAGAGCCTTGCAGATAAGTGTTTGTACGGCCCTGCGCAACATAAAAGTAAGGAGCAGCTGCGATGTTTACAGCTGTAGCCACGGCATAATCATTTTTGAAAATACCAACTTGGCCAGGAGTTAAGTCTTGCGTAGATCCAGAGCTAGGGAGCGCAGTTTGCCCTACTGGTACTACGAAGAGCGTAGTTAATGAAAAATCAGCCATTTTGTTTTATTTTAGGTGATTGAAAAAATTTATTCGTTTGTCTGTATTCTAAACTGTGCACTTTGAACAGCAGCAGCGTTCTCTGTGTACATTGCCAGATTCTGTACTGTTAAATCTAATAGTTCGTCCTCTAGATAGAGTTCAAGTTCGCAATCTTGATTATAAGATGGTTGTCCGTCTAACATAACATATCCTTCTGCATTTATGTACACTGGATATCTCATATAAGACATATATATCTTACTCGGAGTGAAGGTACCATCTGTGAAGATAGATATTTCATCTGTCGAGAGGAAGTTGAAAGTCTCTTGATATTCAAAGGAAGGCTTGTAGTGATCGTTATTCAGGATGAACTGTAAGTCACCATGTTTAGCCAAGTCTCTGTTAATCCAGATCTTTCTATCCTTACACACTCCTTTGTCAGCAAGTATATAACTATCAATATAGAACATATACTTAGGATTAAGAAGGTGCAGATTAGCAAACCATTGATTTAGTTCAGCATTCTTGAGTGTTAAGTCAAGAGGCTGATGATTGTAGGTAACAACCAAACTTTGGAGGTCCTCATAACGCTTCTTAAAAGCATCGAGTCCCATTCCACTTACCACACTAAAACCATCAACCTTTTGTTTTATCAGCTTGATTTGAGCTTCATTAAGAGCTAAAATCTTATCTTCTAAGTTTATCTGCTGATGTATATTAGTCGATAGTTTATTTAGTTTCTGGTCTATCTTATACAATAAACTATCTACTGGTATCATACTGCAGCTAATTTCTTAGTTTTCAACTTACCTTCGAGAGTCAGAAGCATGTCCTGATTATCATCGTCAGCAAGCATTTTAATTAAATCATCTTCATCTTTAGCTACTTCAAACTCACCCTCATACACCTTACCATTAGGTTTAGATCTGTATATAGAATGTGTAAGAGCTTGTTTCACTAAGTCTTTGATATGGAGTAAGTTATCCTTCATGTCTGCAAAGCGTGTGAACACTTCAACAGGATTAAGTCCCTGATACTTACCGTTTTTAAACTCGGTTTGTTTGAGGACATTATCTACAAGGTTGTAAACTGCTTCCTCTTTAGTATCATCAGTTACAGGTAATCCCAACAGACGTGCCACTTTTCTTTTTCTTTCAGGAGTCATGCTGTCAAACTTAACAATAGCTTTGTTAATCATTTGTTTCTTCTTGAACAAAACAGCATTTTCAATCTCTTCGTCTGCTACATAGAATTGTGTATCAGCAGGATATTCACCACGCTCCCAAGCCTGATAAGAGCTTGCAATTGTTGGATGAACACGTAACCAAGAGAATGCTAATTCCTGAAAAGGAATAGAAAGATCGAAAAAGTTATCACCATCAAGTAATTTTACAGGCTGTACATGCAATGTATCATCTGTAGATGTTGATAATCCATAGTTCCAGAAACTAGAACGAGGACCTAAGTTAACATCACCAAGAGCAACTTGTAATCTTTCTCTTAGAGCTGTTACACGCTCAATCTCCATTTCTCTCTCAAGAGGATCAGAGATTCTGCGAATGTAAGCAGCGTTTGGATCAAGTCCTGTCCTATACTGACCATCAAGTTCTTTATAAGGATACTTGAATACACCAGTACCAGGAATACGTGTTAAGCCTTTAAGTGAAAGACCACCTTGCATTGTTTGAAGTTGAGAGTTGTTATACTCTTTCTTAAGTGTTGAGATTTTACCTAACTTACCCATATGTAGTTTATTTATTTGGTTTTGTTTGCAGAGTGATTCCCACCGAAGGGACCTGCAATTGGGAGACACCCCAATTCAACACTCTGTAGAGTTGAGAAGAGCTCCCCCACATTGAAGTGGGGGGCATTCTCTCCTCGGTAGATTATAAGAACAGCTCTTGCTGTATTCTTATTAGAATTGTGGGATCTCTTCGATCAACACTGTACGAGACAAGTCCTCAATGAATACATCACAACGATCCTTCATCCAGATTTCATATCCTGGGAATTTGTTCGCAGAGCTCATACCCTGAGACTTAGCAAAGCCTAAGTGGTGGCGAGTTCCATCGATATATCCCCAAGTCATAGAAGGTGCACCCTTCATACGAACTTCACGGATGTTATTAACCATAGAACCATCAGACATTGGAGATACGTCGAACACCATGAATACAGGTGTAGACTTCTTGTTCTGTCCAAATTCTAGGTTAGATTGTGGAAGGTCAAGTTCTTTCAAGTGAATAAGTTCAACACGACCTGTTTCACGTGTAACCATTGCATCGAATGCAAAGTTATAAGTGATGTGTTGTCCTTCTCCTTGCATGTAACGGTTTCCGCTATCAGCCATGAAGGTAAGACCACTGTTCAAAGCGTCTGTCTTCAAAGCTTGTTGGAACACGTCAAAACCTGCTTCGTTAGTGTACATTTTAACACGACGATCTTTAACATCCACACGACGATAGAACAGATCACCAAAGACAGCACGGATTAAGTTCGCAGTGAACTCACCACGGTTATACTGTACAAGGTTACCGTTGTTACGCATACGGTGGTAAACACCAGCTGAAGTACGCTTCAACTCTTGCTTAGATCCGTTAGTCTTAACAGTACCAGGCTTGCTCCAAATCATACGCTTAACTTTCAACTCAAGCATAGACTTACGCATCCAGAATTCAATAAATGGCTCCCATTTAACATCATTACGAGTTAAAGGAAGTTGGTTACGACGCTGAGGTGCATATACTAGGATATCCAAAGGACGACCAGCAGAATCACGCATCATTTTGTCATCAGCCCACTCAGTGATTTTGTGCTCAAAACCATATGCAGAACCTAAAGATTCAAACATTGTGATTTGCTCACCCAAACGAGGAAGACCTAACAAATCTTGATCGAATTCACCAATTGCAGCATCAACCAACTCAAGTTCGATACCTACTTGTAAGAAAGTAGAGCTAACGAAATCTACAGTTGGGTTATCACTAACCAAAGTGAAGCTATAAAGGAAGCCCATGTTCCAAGGAACTGGATCCTTAATAACGTAGAAACGAGGACCATACTGACGAGAACCTACAGAAATGATAGCGTTCTTAGAGAACTCATTTGTGTCAAGTACCAGTTGGAACTCTTGACCATCGATACCAGGCTTCTGCAACTCTTGAGTGGCAGTTGGAACATCAATGATTTTAGGGAATTTGTACGGAACAGCTACTTGCCATTTCCAAGCATCGCTATTATTATCAATGTAATAAGGCGTGCTTTTGTTGATCATGTAAGCTCTCCAGGTGGTTAGCATCAGTCAGCTTACCTACAGCACGCTTGTCCATAGAAGCGACACGAGCATACGTAAAGCCAGTTAGACCTGGGATTGTTTGAATTGCCATTTTTTATTCTTTTGTGTTTATGAAAAAATTATAAAAACCATGAATTTTGTTTAGAAGGCTGAGAGCCACCGCTAGATTTAGTCTTAGTTACCTGTCTAGCTACTTCCCCAAACAGCTCGTTAGATTTCTTTGTAACGCCTGTTTTTTGGATGGTAGATAATGTAGGATCTTTTTCTAGGATCTTTAATAGCAGTGCAACCTTTACTTTAGTTGCATGGTTTTCAGGTCTTTTCAACTCTAAGATGGTCTTATCAAAGTCTGTGAGAGTTTCTCCTGATGCTGTTTTGTATTTATCTACCAGCAGGAAGTCTTGTAGTTCATTTGCCAACTTAGGGTTGATGGGTATTCCGTCAAACTCCTTTGATTTCAACTTGTCCTGTAGGACTTGTTGAACATTATTAATATACTGATTCTTAATAGCTTGTTTCTGTTGTAGCTCTTGCTCAGCCTTTTGCTCCATTTGGGCAAGTTTCTGGGCTTCCTTCTTAACAAGCACTTTGTGGTGCTTTGTCGCTACACTTTCCAGATCGCCATAGTTCTTGAGTCTTTCAACCTCTGTATCGATGTCTTCAGGCTCAAATCCCTGATCAGCTAGAGCTTGTTTAATTACTGACACTTGGTTATTCTCTTGTGAGAGATCCATGTCAGAAAAGCTCACTACGTTATTATATGCACCAAAATATTCTTTTGGATTAACGCCTTTTACGAATATAGCCTCGAACGCTTGTTGATAATCTTCACCAAATTGACCAATGAAGTTGTTCACCACCTCTATAGCTCCTTTCTTCTTTTCCTCTTGGAAGCGTTCCAAGAATTGTTCAGGAGTTGAGATGTCTATATCTTCTTCATCTTCATCTTTAGAAAAAACACCTAGTTTAAATAGGTCACGAGAAAGTGCAGTGAATTGACTCACTTGTTCATCTCCTTCTTCTTCTTCAGATTCAGTTTCTTCAGCAGCAGGTTTGTCTGCAGCAGGAGCTTTCTTCTTAACTGGTTGAGGATCAACATCTTCTGCATCCTCTTCCTCTTCACTAGAATTATCTCCTAGGAAGCTAGAAATCAGGTCTTGACCGCTAGGTTCTTTACCATCTTCTTTTGGAACAATCTCCTTACCTTTTGGAACATCAGGTTTTGGATCTGGAGTGGCAGGTTCTACTTCTTTTACAATCTTCTGAATATCATCAGGACTACCTGTAGATGTTTCAGGAGACATAAGGTCATTAAGAAGTTCTGCATTTCCAGCACCCATTTCCATAGTATTCTCAATACTAAAGTTGCCAAATGATGGCATATCAAGGTTCTCAGCCATATGTAGTTTATTTTTCTTGGTTTATGAAACGTAAAAGTAGATAAAACGTATTGAATAGCAAAGAGTTAATACAGTATATCAGTGGTTTTCACAGATAATATAGCATTAATATTTTTTAATCTAATCAAGTTTGTTTATAACCGTGTCGTTTATTATTCTGAAGCTACGAATTGGAGCAATGTCTGTAAGTGTAACTTGTTGAATCTCAACTCCCCACTTCTTAGCTTCCACCCTAACCTTCTTAGTCAAAAGGTTGTCCATTTCAGGATCAATACATTGTTCTAACGAGGATGATATTACAATATTCTTAATGATAGACTGGGTCATATCAGCAAGAGCATCCTGAGCATCAAACACCTCTAATAGAAATGTTTTAAATGAAATCCTGGGCCCAATACCTTCCTAAAATGCCCACTTCTTAATAGAACTGCCTGTTCATAGTTGGGAATAATCACTGCAGGAGTAAGGTAATTAAACCATTCAACTATTATATCTATTAGTTTATCAAACATTATTTAGGTTTTTTAGCACGACCTTTAGCATTCTCTTTAGCGATAGCTAGATCGTTCTTCTGATTCTCACGATCCACTTGTAACTTCTCCCTTTCGAGAGCAATCTTTTCAGCAGCCAGTCTGTTCTTGGTATTAAGGTCAGCCATCTTTGCCTGGTAGTCTCTAGTAGTTCTTTCTTGTTCTGCATTTAACTTACTGATTTCCAATACATCAGGAGTACCAGTTTTGTCTACATCAGATAGAGGACCCATGTTCTTTGCCTCAGCAGCAATCAAAGCAATCTCTTTCTTGTTGATACGATCAAGTTCGTTCTGATAATTCTGATTAGCTATATCTTGTTCTTTCTGTATCTGAGCTTGTTGAAGTTGAGCCTGAGCAATCTGACCTTGTTGTTCAACTTGCTGTTGCTGAATCTGAAGCTTCTGCTGTTCCATAGCCTCTTGCTTATCACGTAAATCTTTGAACACCTTCTTCATAGCTCTCATAGACTTAGTGCTGTACAGCTCAATCACATCGTACAATGATCCACCATTCTGCATCAAAGGTTGAGCCAATTGACGCAGTTCATTAAACATTTGTGTATCCTCAGGACGATTTGTCAAGAATACCTTCAGGTCACGGAATCTTAAGTCTGATCCATTTACAGATACAAATGCTGACTCACCTTCGCTAGTAATATAACTAAGAGTGGACTGAGGCTTCTTAGATTCTACATACAGAGCAGCATCTATAATTGCTTGATAGAGCTGACCCATAACATATTCATGAGCCACAAACCAAGGCTCTGTTTGAGCATAAGATTGTGACACAGCTGTATTTACACCTGTAGCAGATTCACTAGCTGTAATAGATCCCATACGCTGCCTACTCATACCTACTAGTTCCCAACACTCATTCTTAAGTTGCTGAGCTAATGTATAACGAGACTGTATCTCTTGTGTACGTGTAAGGTCAATATCCCTAAACTGGTTGAATGAGCTTGGGGATTTTAGGTTCTCAGGGCTATCATCAATAAAGACAACACCTCTGTTTCTAGCTTCCATTTCCCAGATGTCCAATGCATCTTGAGCATCACCATCCTTAGGAACAGGAATGTGTCTGATGGATGTCAAATACACCTTACCCACTTCCTTCTCAAGAAGCTTGTAAAGCTGGTTCATACATACATTATATAACACCTGGAAAGGCTTCATCAAGTCAACTAGACTCTTTGCCTCTGTATTCTTCACCTCGTATGTGATACCTATGATAGGACAGTAGTTTAGAAGTTTGAATGGTTTAACGTGGTAGATATCTGGACCAATCTTGATTCCCTGATACCACTGGTTAATCCATCCCCATTCTAGAGATTGCTGTGTTGGCATAGTGCCAGACTTATAGTTCTCATCTACCAATACTGATTGCTCATTACCAAGCTCATCAATATAGATGAGTTTACCAATCTTCTTCTTACTTAACCAGTAGCAGCGAACAACAACATACTTATAACCGAATGAACTAACATTTGACGTTAGACCTAAGAAGTCTTTAAGACCATCATTGTTCTCCTTCATTTCACTCTCGATAATCATACGAGTTTGAAGAACCAGTGGATCAAATGTATCATAGGTAACTGAGTCAATACCAGGAACAGCATTAGGATTACCTAGATTGGATTCACGGACGTTAATAAGTCCATAGTCTTGGAGAGAACTTCTTAGATGGTCTATTTCTTCTTTAGTAAGGTCTGGTATGCTTTCAATGATTTCTGAAAGTTCCATAACCTGTACTGTACCAGCGGCATAAGCCCCCTGAGCTCTACCTGTAGGATCAGAGATGTACTTTCTATCAGGAGTTGTAAGAAACCAA